TTTTCTTTTAATGAGGCTAATGTAAGAGAAACAGCTTTAGATCATGTGCTTAGATATGTATCGAGAATAGAAGCATTAATACACGATAATATGACAATGACTTTAGATAAAGGTTCAGATGCAGATAATAGTAGTGCTTTTAATTGCAGATTTGACTCTACAGATTTAAATACAGATGAAGAATCTAATGTTTATGTAGTTGAATGGGATTATAAATGTCAACATTTAGGAAATAGAGATTAATATGAAAATAAAATTAAAAAGTAAAGACAATAAAATGAAAGCATTATATTGTTTTAATAGACAAGGTTTTTGCCAAACTACATTTGATAAAGTTAATTCAGGCATTGAGGTAGAAGTTGAAAGAGTTCCTTATAATGCTTGGGAATATGTAGAGGAAGTAAAAAAAGAAGTAAAAATAAAAAAGAAAAATAAAAAGGAAGGAGGTGAATAATGGCTATTAATGAAAAAGCATATTCTCCAAAACAATTTTCATTCTTAGTGGCAGAGCAGGATGATTGGGGCACAATAAATCCTGACAGTGGGGGAAGTCCTAATAATCTTTGGTTGGCAGTAGATGTAGATGGGATAGGAAGTCCATCTTTAAACTTAAACCAAACACTAGATGTTAGAAATGGTAGCAGGGTTTTGCAAGCAACAGATTTCTTTCAGGATAATAAAGGTAAGATTATAGAAGTTTCTGTAAGTGGTACTGCTACAACAGAAGTTTTAGATTTGTTGTTGGGAAATATAACTCAAGGTGATACTGTTCCATATGCAATAACATCAGTAGGAGCTGTTCAAAATATGACAAATGCAACAGAAAACCAAACAGCTAATCAGTTATTATCTATTTGCTACAAAACACCTGCAAGTGGTCATGCAATAGGATTAAAAGATTGTTTTTGTACTGCAATCTCTTTTAATGGAGATTCAGGAACTGAAGGGGGAAGGGTTAAATTTTCAGCTACATTCAAAACAGGAAGTTTACCAATTTTAAATCAAGCAGATGTAGCTATCGATACTGCAATATCATCTAACAACTATTATATGAGCAACTGGGATGCAGATGATAGAATTGTAACAGGTATAGCTAATTGCTTAGTTTCAACATTTACATTAAACATTGAAAATGATGTGAGTTTTGCAGGAGTTACTGCTACAGGATTTGAATCAGCTTCAAGAGTAGGTGAGGTTGTAGCAACAGCAGACTTTACAGTTAAATATGATGATAATACAGATGTTTTATTTGAAAATTTTCATGATCAAGTAACAGGGGCTTCTGAGGGTGCTACTTTAATGGCTACAGATGATACTCCATCAGATGGAGAGTTTGAATTTAAATTTTCAAATTCTGTTATAACAAGTGTTGGCTTCAATGAAGGCGATATGATGATGTTAGATGTTTCAGTTAAGGCTGTGGGAGCAGGAATTGGCTCAAGCACAGAATTATTTGAAATTTCTTGTTAATTAAATAAGAGGACATATGGAAATTAAACTAGAATCAGGTAGATCTTTTAAAATCAAAGAAGATATTTCTTTAGATGAAAGAGATGAATTAATGGATAGCATTGAATATGATTGGGATAAGGATGGGGGTGTTAAAGGTGTTAAGATGATGAACAAAACTATCACTAAATGGCTCAGAACTTGTCTTGATGGAGGATGCTCAGATAAAGAGCTTGTAAAATGGTCAATGAGCGACAGAACAAGTGCTTTCCTTAAAATACAAGAAGAATTAACATTGGGGGAAGGCAAAGCCTCCAAATAGAACTTAATATTCTTGGAAACACCTGTGGAGGCTGTAAGTTTCATAGTTTCCCCTACAAAGCACAACTGCCTATTAGATTAGATAATAAATACCCTACTTGGGAATTTAAATCTAAAGAAGATGTATGGAAAGTAATTGACCTATTAATAGAGGAAGTTAGGGATGCTAATAATAAGAAAGGTACAGAGTTTGATTTGACACAATCTATCAATGCTCAAGTACCTTTTTTTGCTTGTAGGAATATATTTTTAGACAGAAAAATACAAAAAGACATTAAAATGTATGTGTATTGTAAAGATTTAGGAATTAACCCATATAAAGGCTCTTTTAATGACCAACCTGCCTTATGGATAGATAAGTATTTTATAATGAAAAATGCTTTTGCAAAATTAGAAAGAACTCAAATAAACAAAGCTAAACAAGAGAGAAAAAATGGCTGATTTACAAAAAATAACTATAAAATTTGAAGCACAAGGGCAAAAAGCCTTAATTGGAGCAATAAAAGAATTAAACAAACAGACAAGAATACTTGAACAAAGAATAGAATCTTATGAAAAAGAATTAAAACAAACAACCAAAGCACAAAATTCATTTTTAGGGGCTATAGGTCTTTCTGTTGCAGGAATGAGAAATATGGGATCAGGTGCTATAAATTTAAGCAGAAGTATTTCTATTGTTCGTTCAAGGATGCTTTTATTGTCATTTGCTATAGGTGGTGTTACTAGAGCAGTTGATAAAAGAGTTAATATGTATAGACAACAACTTCAAGGCGAAACTGCCTTAGCATCAAATTTAAGAAATGTTGAAAGTGCTAGTGAAGGAGCTGCAAAAGAATTAATAGAATATGCTTCTCAACTTCAAAATGTAACAACTTTTGGAGATGAGCAAATAATATCAGCAGCAGCAATGCTTGCAACTTTCCAATTAAATGAAACTGCTATAAAGTCTATTCTTCCAAGATTGTTAGATATGTCAGCATCAACAGGAACTTTAGAAGGCAATGCCATAGCTTTAGGTAAAGCATTTACTGGAAATGCAGGTAATTTAGGAAGATATGGAGTTGTTATAGATAAAGCAGGCTTGCAAATGGCTAGAGCAAAAGGGAATGCTGAAGAATTTTCATTTATCATTGAACAACTTGATAATAATTTTGAAGGATTAGCAGAATCATTAGCAGAAACCGACATTGGAAAGCTAGACCAACTAGAAAATAAAATTGGCGATATAAATGAAGAAATAGGGAAATTGTCTTTACCATTTGCAAAGCAGATGGCTGAGTTTAGATTGAGTGTAACAAAAACAGTAGCTTTTGTAAGTATTTTAGCAGAAGAATTTCAAAAATTAGGAAGTGGGAATTTTTTTCAAGGATTTATAAATTCTTTTGTAAGGGGTGAAAATGAAGCTAACAACTTAGGTGATGTCTTTGAAAGAATAAACAATAGATTTAAAGAACTTAGTAAAAGTTCTAAAGATTATGCAAATAAAACCAACGAAGGAACTACTTCTAGCAAAAATAATGCAGCTTTACAAAAAGTTCGTAATCAACTTCTTAAAGACTCTAATAAAGATTTAAAAGAACAAATTGCTCTTTTAAGAAATGAAGAATCAAAAAAAGAAAAAGGGAATAGCCTTTTATTACAAGAAAACATTATAAAAACAAAATTAGATGTATTAAATAAACAACTTGCTGATGAATTAATTAATGAACAAGATCATAAAATCGCAGTATTAGATTTAGACACAGAGTTAAACAATCTTAGAAAAAAATCTGAAGAAGCAATAAAAAAAGAAAATGAAGCAATAGACCAGCAAAATCAACTTCTTGATGATCAGTTTATAGCAGACCAAAAAATAATAGAACAAAGATCAAGGGCTATGGAAGAACCTTTCATAAATGCTCTTTCTGAAATATCTTTAGCTTTTGGCTCTGTTACTTTTGATATGCAAAATATGGCTAGGACTGCTAATGAAACTTTTTTACAAATGACAGAAGATGGATTTAGTCATTCAGAAACTACAACAGCAGTATATGCACAAATGGCAGCTCAAATTGGTGCAGCATTTGCTCAAGCTGCTATGCAAGCATCTCAAGCTAGAATGGATTCAATTAAAGAGCAAGCTCAAGCTGACATACAAGCATTTAAACAAACAGAAAGATATAACAAGTTAAGTGAAAGGCAAAAAAAATCATTTGAAAGAGATAAGTTAAAAGTAGCAAATCAAGCATTAAAAAAAGAATTTGAAGCACAACAAAAAATGCAAAGAGCAGGTGTTGTAATGAATACTGCAGCAGCTATAATGGAAATTTGGGCAAGACCTACAATGGGGGTTGATCCAGTAACAAAAGGTGTTTTAACAGGGTTTGTAACTGCTTTAAGTTTAGCTCAATTAGCAGAAATTAATTCACAACAAGCTCCAAAAATGGCATCAGGTGGTTATATTGGTGGAAAATTACACTCACAAGGTGGAACTATGATAGAAGCTGAAAGAGGAGAGTTTATAATGAGTAGGTCTGCTGTAGATTCTGTAGGACTTGAAACAATGAATAGAATTAATCAAGGTGGTGGAGCAATTAATGTTTCATTTAATGGCAATGTTATGTCTGGAGATTTTATTGAAAACGAAGCAATACCTAAAATAAAAGAAGCTGTCCGAAGGGGTGCTGACATAGGAGTAAGTTAATGCTCGTATTATCAGATGCAATTAAATTAGATTTAAGTTTTAGAGAAACTTATTTAGTTCCACTTATAGTTATAGATGCAGAAAGAGATGAAAATGGTAATTTTATAAATGAACCCATTTACATATCTACTAATAAAGGTGTATTTGGTGGAGATATATTTTGGGAAGATTATGACTTAAAACTAAACAATGTAAAAGAGTCTTTAGATTTAGTTGGAAGAAAGTATAAAATAAACAATCTATCTTTTACTTTAAGCAATTACTTTGTTCAAGAAAAAAGAATAAGTGATTTTGTAGCCGATAGAGGATTGCTAAATAAAACTGTAGAAGTTTATTATAAAACACAATCTTGTAAAGATTTAGATGATTGTGTTCTTATTTTTAGAGGAAATATTAGAAGATTTGACCACGATTCAAAAATAGTTAGAGTAGATTTAGAAGATTTAACAGAAGAAAAACTGTCAAAAGAACTTCCAATAGCTAACACAGGCTTTGGTGGAAACTTATTAAATAAAGACGATAGGAACAAACCCATTCCAATGGTTTATGGTGCTGTTGAAAAAGCACCTGCCTTACCACTTATTAATACTCAATCTCAAAATGACGAAACAGATATAGAAATTATATGTGATGATGTTAATAGTGGTAGAGGTATAGAAATGGGAGGGTTTTTTACAGACCAACATGCTCAAAATCTTTCAGTTGATACTGCGCCTTTATATATTTACAAAGACAATTATTTTTTAGTTTTAAAAGATTACAATAGAGAGGCTTCTTATGAAATAGGAGATGGAGAGTTTTTTTATGATGACTACGAGCAATATACAGTAGAAGATAATAAATTAAAAATTCGTAAAAAATATAATAGAAATAGAGGTTTAAATCCTCCTGCTATGAATGAACTTCAAACAGTAGTTAGAAGATATCCTAATTCTATGAAAATGTTAATTGATCCTAGTTATGGAGAACTTGAAAGTGATGCTTGGGTTGACACAGTAGGCTATGGAGTGCATTTTTTAAATTTTCCTGTAAAATCGCCTGAACTTGCATTTGATAACAGAGAAGCAACATTACTATCTAATGAACTTACATATGTATCAAATATTAATGAAAATGACTACAAAGAAACATTTGCATTAATCCCTGATTATGAAATGGAAACTTCTTACGAAGAAACACAATTAGTTTCTGATTTTAGACCACATCATCAATTTTTTAGCAATACAGAAGGCGACAGTTATCAGTATCAAGTAATGAACTGGTTTCATAGATATGCACATATTCATAATCAAAATTATGCAAATCCAACAGTTACTTATATTAGAATGCCAAATCAACATGCTGTAAAAGCCTATGCAGGTAGAAAAATATGGGAAAAACTTATAGCACTTGAGGCAGTAGAATATACAGATATATCTGAAGTTCCTCAATCTTTATGGGATAATGTATTTAGTAATAATTCTGATAGATTAAATTGTTTTTCAAATATATCTCCTATACAGACAGCTCTTTGGGCTAATAAATCAGGACTTACAATACCTCAAGAAGTTTTTAACTTAAATGATTCAACTAAATTATTCAAAGATTTAAACAACAGTTCTAATAATTTTGAAAATGCCTGTCAAACAGACCAATGGGAAAGAACACAAGGACAAAAAGTTAATTATCCACAAGGAATGTGGTATCAATTTAGACTTATAGATGAATATGCTGTATTATTAGAAAAAAATTATATATGTGTAAGTTTAAACAATGACTCTATAGAACATGGAAGTTTTGTTACTGCAACAAACAAAAATGAAGATGAGGGTAATTATTTTTATTATAACTTTTTTGATATTGGGGATGAGTTTGAATTTCTATTTAATGCAGACGATTTTCCACAATTCCATCCAATTCAAAGAACAAATAGTGGTGATCCTATTGCAGGTTATCCAAGAGCTATGAGTGTATATTATACATCTTTGTGGAATGGAGTATCTACTCCAAATGCTCCTGATACTGGAATTACTGCAGGGTGCAATTTAAAAAGTAATCCATATTTTGGAAGGTATGGTTTTGGTGTAAATAATTATGCAACAGAAAAAGATCAAGCTGCAAGAGTAGTAGAATATGATAATGAAGGAGTTGCAATGATAGATCCAGTTACTGGAGATATTTATTATGAAGGGGCAGGCACATTTGAAATTCCTTTTCATAATAGTGGTTGGTGTATATGGGTTAAAAATACTATTGAATCAGACATAGGAACAGAGCAAACTCCAAATAGAGCAAATGAATATAATTTATACGAACCTATAAATGTCAAAGTTTCTGCAAATACTTTAATGCCTTTAGCTCATTATGCAAAACCAAGAAGCAATAGCTATACTGATGCAGGTGTCGTTGGTGGAGCAGGGTTTAGCACAGGTTCAGTTTTACCTTTTGATGCCCAACAAATAACATTATTTAGTAGTGATACTGTTTCCAATAGGCTTGGATGTGTATTTGTTTTTAATGATATTGACATTCAAGATGATATAAAATGCGATACATTTTTTGAAGGAAAAATAAAAGTTAGGTTTAACGAAGAAACATCAGATGACAGCAATAAAAATTTTCTACTTGGTTTAGGTGCTATTGATATTGATGAAGATGAAGAATTTAATTGGAGTTCTTTTGATACTGCATTTGATACTGACAATGTTGCTTTAATAGACTTGCCATTAAGCGAGTGTATAAATACCACAGAATCTATGGTTGAATTTGATTCTGACAGACATCCAGATAGTATGCAAGAAGGTCATTCTAATCAATTTAAAGGAACAATCACAGAATATATAATTCCTGAATTTTGGAAAGCAAATAATTTTAATTGTTTAAGTATGATTTATAAATTAGACAAAAATGGAGATGATGACAGTTTTGCAAAAATGTTTACACAAATATATAATGCTTCAATACTGCAATATATAGTTTTTGGGAAAGCTCTTGATTCTAATTTGTATGTCAATGCTTTTGGTAGAGTAAATACATTAGATGATGTTGTAGATACTCCTGAAGGACTTATGTTTAAATATACTGGGCAATTAGTATCTTCTATTGAAGATTATGATAGTCAAGAAGATTATGACAACCAAGTTTCAGTTATACAATCTCCATTTTCTATTATACACCATATCTTAGAAAAAGAAGTTGGAATTGAAGATCCTATAGAGATTGATGAAAATGAATCTGCACAAGTGTCTGGAATGTCTTTAGCATTTAGCATAAATAAAAAAATAAAAGCAAAAAAATTAATAAACGATTTATGCACTAATACAAACATTTTTCCAATGTTTAAATCAACATCTAAGTTTTCGTTTACTTCTATAAAATCTTCATACACAGAAGATGATGTTCATGCTACAATCCTGTCAAGTGAAATTGTAAAATCTTCTTTTACTAGAACTCCATTAGAAAAAGTTTATACTCTAGCTAATGTAAAATATATGAAGGATTATGAGTCAGGAGATTATTTAAAAGAAACAGGTTATATTGATGGATATGATTGTTATGGCAATGGTGATAGCTTTACAAGAATTAACACAGGAGCTTTAGGATATAGTTACGATTTTTTAGCCTTAGATAGAGAAGATAATGTATATAATTTTGAATCTGAGTTTATAAGAAATCAAGTAGATGCAGAAAAGTTGAGAGATTTTTTGTATATGTATAACTGCAATCAGCACAATATATTTAAATTAACATTGCCCCTTAAATACTTATATCTTGAAGTTGGAGATATTGTAAGATTTGATAGCTTGATAGAAAATATGCTAGCTTATGGAGAAGATTACACAAAAATTCAAGTAAGGAATGCACAAGTTATATATCCATACTTTATTGTCGATTCAATAAATAAAAAACAAAAATCAATAGATTTGCAGGTAACACAGCTTCATAATCTACAAAGAAGATTTACTCCTTTTGTGGGCAGTATTTCAAGAAGTTTTGGATTATTTGATGGTAATTCAACAGGTGCTGGGTTTGATATGGAAGATTGGGAGCTTTTAAACAACTACTTAAATGGACAAGAATTATATTTTACAAATGAACAAAAAAGAGTTTCTGATACATCTCCAGTTCCTTCAGGAGATGGATATTTAGATGATGATGATCTAGCAACTTTAATGTGTATGATTAATGGTTTTGAAATAAGTGATGTAATTGAAGGAGCAACAGGAGATTTAAATCAAGATAGTGTTGTAAATATAATTGATATAGTTGGGCTTACAAGTTTAATTACAGGTTTTAATGCTCCAACACCAGAAGAACTTACTTATGCAGATATGAACAATGATGGAATATTAAATGTTATTGATATAGTTGAAATTGTAAGTCAAATTTTAGGCAGTTCAAACAACGAAGAAGGTGGAGATTATTAATGTATACAGATAAAATTAAATCTTTTGTAAAAATAACTGAAACTATTTTTGGGGATAACTTGCCTGAGCCACAACAAGCAAACTTGCAATGTATTGATGATATTGTTACTCTAGATTGTGAAGGTGTTTTTAATATGCTTGTTATTAAATTTGTAGGAAATGTCTATATATACAATGAACTTCCTGATGGATATATTATAACAATATCTAAAGATACAATTAGAATAGTAAACAAATTAGGAAAATTTTTAAATAACAATTTATTGTTTAAATTTGGAGGAGAGTTCAACCCTAAAAAAGCAACACTTTATACATTTAAAAATAATAAAGTTATAGCAAATATATTTAACAAGAATGAAATAGAGTTGATTGCACAAAATAAAACAAAGATTGAAGATGATAGTATTTTACTATTGGAAGAAGGCGAAGATGATAGGAATGATAGAATGAGTAGAAATACATATACAAATAAAATTGATGATGATTCTGTAAAAGGATTGTACACAACAAAGCCATTTAAAGATGGTTATACAGGATATTATAATTACTTTCCAAGTGAGGGTGTGTATATGTCAGGAAAAAAACCAACAAACGAATCAAAACCTTTGTCTAAAAAATTAAAAGGATATAGCAGTAAAAAATCCAAAAAAAGTTTAAATAGTGTATTGTCTAAGGTTGCAAAAAATGTAGTTATAAAACAAGTAAAATCAAAGCCTTCAGAAAGAATTGTTAAAGACATTAAACCAAAACCTGCACCTATAACAAAACAAGCAACAAGAAAAGAAAGAACTATTAAAAAGGGAGGTAGTTACTAATGGCTTATCAAAATGTAGGCACACCAAGATTTTATATTGATTATTTTACATACTGGAAATCAGTAGGCTTAGTAGATAGTTTAAAAAGTTTAAATTTTAATGGAAATAAACATGATGGATATTTTATTGGATTAAACCCTAGTCTTGACACAATAATAAGCCAAGATAGTAATTTAGCAGAATCTCAGGATGATGCAGATTTTTTTGCAGTTTCTGTAGATTTAAAAGAAGCAATTCCAAATAATGTTTTAGACTCTATAAATTTTGGAGGTATTTTAGGAACAAATATAAATAACTTTAACGAAAATATAAACGAATGTAATTCAACTTTTATAGCATACAGAAAACATCATTCTGATGCAGGAATTGGAAGTCATGATGGTATGGGAAATATAACTCCATTTCAAATTGAAAATTCTGATATTATAAATGCAAGAAATAACAACCTTAAGGGATTTGTAGTTGAAGAAAAAGGTTGCAGTTTGTCTAAATTAAACTTTCGTTCTTGGGCAGATTATAATGAAAATATAAATGAAGTTGATAGATTTGTTTTTAATATGAAATGGATGACAGATTTTGACCAAGAAGCAAATCTTGCAGATGGGCAAAATTGGAATCTAAACACATTGCTACTTGGGCATTACTATGATATGCCCCACTCTCCAGATTTAAATCTAAGTATAGACATTGAATTTGATGGATATGATCAACTTACAACTCAAGGTGGAGCAACTATAACAAATGTTAGGTATACTGGAAATCCTAGTTGGGCAGGAAACAATGCTTGGGAAATAGGAGATTCTAATCCTTACTACAAGAGAAATGGTAGAAGAGTTTGGAAGTTGAAATTTTCTCTTATATCCGACACAAACATATTCTCATCAAACTATTCTTCAAATAAATATCTTAATACTGCAAGTGATAATAGTGGATATAATAGTTCTGATTTAAATTCAGAAGGCAATCAGTTTGAGTTTACCCTTGCAGATGATAATTCATTTTCTGCAAAAGTATTAAACTTTATAAATAGTGGTCAAAGATTTGTTTTCCAGCCTGATTCGTCTAATTCTAATGCTGACCAATTTGCAATTTGTGTTTTAGACCAAGACTCACTAAGCATAAAACAAAGTGCTTTTAAAACTTATGATATTAGTCTGAAGATTCGAGAGGTTTGGTAGACTTTAAGAATTTTTTATAATCATCTAAAAATTCATCATAACGAAGAATAATATAAGTTTCGCCACGATCTTCCTTAACTACTACTGCATCTACAACCTCTGAAGGTTTTAGCCATTCTGCTATCTTTTTGCGACATTTAGCCTGTATTCTTAAATCGCCTTCAAGTAATACATCAACTTCTTCGTGCATACCTAAAGCTCTACCATTAGAACCCCAAGCTCTTTCTGCACCTACTCCATAAGATTGTGCTTTATCAACAATCAATCTTTCAAATCTATTACCTTTTTGTTTGCTTGGATGTGTCATTTTTAACTTTCCTTATTATTTTTTTTAACT